TAATGTAATTTGCTTCCTCTTCTGTAATATTAAAATAATCATAAATTTTTTGTTGATCGCCCAACTCAGGTATAGGAAAACTTTGTAATATTCGTATATTATTAAAATTTCCCCAACGGCAAATATTATTTATAAATACATATAAGGGGTGCTGTAATATTTGCACATATTTTTTTGCTTCTTCTTCATTAGCACATAATATAAATACGATAGATTGGGTCATTCCACAGTTATCTATAAAAACTTTATATTTGTCTGTTGTAGAAATGAATACTTTAAATCCTTCTTGAAATTTATGAGGTTTTGAAGCATATACAGTTTGACTAGGTGTATGTATTAATTTATATTTGTATACATCAGTTTCTACATCATTAATAAATTCTGCTTTTGTATATTTATGTAAATCGCTGCTTGTTTTAATCTCAAATTTTTTTAAAGCTATATTATCTATTGTTTTTGATAATATGTCTTGAACTAGTTGATTATATAATAATGGAATATACTTTCGTGGTTTGGATACAACAGAACTAGTATATTCTTTTTTCTTCCATATACCAGAAACATTAATATTTTTATAAAATGCAGAATTTTGAATTATATACCAAGTAAAACTAGACCCGATTTTTTTAAAATATTTTTTTGCAGTATGTATATCTAAATGTATTATTTGCAATCCAGTAATTATTTCAATTAATACATTTCTATCAGCAAATGACATCCAATTATCTGGAGTAATAAATAATAAATATCCATTAGGTTTCAATTGAGATAATGCTTTTTCAATAAAATCTTTAATTAAGTTGTGATTTTTGGATGCTCTTTTTCCATTTTCTAATAATTTTGCAAAAGGAGGATTGGCAACAATTAAATCACGTTTTTTAGAAGTATTAAATGTAATAAAATCATTATTAGTTACTTGTAAATTATATTTTTCATTACAAAATACTTTACGAACATTATCTAATCTACTTTCATTAATATCATTAAATTCTAATATATTTTCCAAAATGGTTTGTTTATCATGATATTTCATTAATTCAAATAAAATTGGAATACTAAAATTACCATTACCACAACACGGATCTAATATAGATAAATCTTGTCTACTCCATAATTCAACTGGAATTTTATTAATCATTTCACTTATACAATCAATAGGTGTTGGTTCATCATTGCTTGATTTATAAGTGCTTTTATCATTATTTAAAGTGTCGTCATAATATTTTTTTATTTCATCAAAAGTAGCTGTGTCAATAGTATTAGTTGATCCAGCTACAGTTACAGCTACGGATGGCATAATAACTATATTTTCATTTAAAGAGCATAATTTAGTAAATTTCTCTTCAACTGATTTTTCAATAATTTCTTTTATTTTACTTTCATTAACACAAGGGGTTTTTCTTTTTTGATGCTGTGTATAATTAGATTTATTATTAAACTCTTTACCGCACTTTTCACAACTGATTTTAGGCATTTTTAGGTATTATAATATATTGTAATATTTTATATTTAAATCAATTTTATTATTATAGTATAAACTAGGTGCAAGATGAAAGAGGATTTGCTTAAAGATAATTCTCCTTTAATAAAATATGGATGTCAATGTTTTATTAAAAGCGCTAGATAATGATGCCAATGAACAAATTATTAATATGTCATATAAAAAGATTAAAGAGATGACACACAATATGCTCAGCGAATTGGAATTAGAGAAAGATATATTTAAAGATTATTTGACTAAACTAAAACAATATCGTTATATAGATGAACTAAATGATCTTAAAATAGGAGCATTTATTAGGTGGATACCACTAGCAGATCCAGAAAATATACATTTAACTCAAGGTGGTATTATATGCGATATTAAAATTACAGATAAAGGAATTGCACTAGTATGCAAGAATTTTGCACATAAATATTATCATTTGAATCCAGATGAATTAATGATATTTCAAAAATTGTCAGGACAAGAACAGGTTCTTTTAGAAGCTCTAGATTATTTAGAGAAATAGGTGCCGAAGTTTCTTTAAGTTGTTTTCTTATATCTACTTTTTTGGGGGTTATTTACTGATTTGTATAGTTTGTCCATTCTTTTGACTATTCTTTTTTTGACTATTCTTTTGACCATTCTTTTGACCATTCTTTCGGCATGTAAATTTTCCGCGCTTTAAACCTTTTCTCTTAAATATATTACGAGTGCAAACACCAATAGCTTTAGGTTCTGATTTAATAGCATTGCCCACTTTTTTAATACATCGGCATAATTTTTCAGATAATATTTGTTCAGCTTTATTTTTTAAAGTAGAAGCGTGTTTTGGAATAGGTAAATTGTAATATTTTAAAATAGTTGTATAATCTGTTTTATTTAATTTCATGGATGAAGATGATGACATAATATAATATATGAATATTTTATGCAACAAAAAATCGTGGTATTTGATGTGGATGAAACATTAGGATATTTTTCTAAATTGGGAAAAATATGGAAAATGATAGAATCCAAAAATCAAAACCAAGATACTTTTGATATGTTATTAGATTTATTCCCTGAATTTATACGACCACATATGCTAACAATTTTAAAGTATCTAAAACGACAAAAAGAAGATTTTATTTGTAATAAAGTAATGATTTATACAAATAATCAATCTTCTTCTGAAAAATGGATACAATATATAAAAATTTATTTTGAAAATAAGTTGAAATATCCATTATTTGATAAAATTATTAGTGCATTTAAAATCAATGGTAAAAAAGTAGAATTAAGTAGAACTTCACATAAAAAATCATATACTGATCTAATTACATGTGCTAAATTGCCAGTAAATACACAAATATGTTTTGTAGATGATACATATTATCCTGGTATGGATGTATCAAATGTAGTTTATGTAAAAGTAGAACAACCTTATGTATATGATTTATCAAATGAAATAATTATGAAGCGTTTAAAATTAAAAGATAAAGATTTACTTTTATTTAATTATATTGAAAAAGATAGAAAAGAATTTGAATTAGATAAAATTATTAGTAAAAAGATAATGCTATGCTTACAAAATTTTTTAACTAAAGTTATATAAATGGTATATATTCCAAATTCTGGTGATTATAGAGATACTATTGGATTTAATAATTTATTAGAAGGACAAGAGTCAAAGAAACTAAGCATATTTGATGTACCTAAAGGTTATGTTAGTCTTACTAGAAAAACTAGAAGACAAACAAGAAAACCATCTAGACGTTCTTCTTTTCGAAAAGAAATGGTAAAATATGTAAATAGATCTAGTCGTGCTAGAAAATCAAGTAGAAAAATAAAACAAGAAATTATGCAAATACAACAACGACATAATATTATACCAGCAATACCTAAAAAAACATATAAACCAGTAATAGTTCCAGCAAAACCATGGCCAGTATCAGCGCCAGTAAAACCAATAGCATTGTCAGCACCTACAAAACTAGTAGTACCAGTATCAGCAAATAAAAATAAACAACCCAATTTATTGCAATTATTACACCATAATTTTTTTCATATTATAAAAAATGCAGGAGGAGGAGATTGTTTTTTTCATTCAGTAAGTCAAGCACTTAAATATCAAAATAAATATTTACAATATGTACAAATAGGACTTCGTAGAATAATTGCAAATGCTACTACAATACAAATGTTTAAAGAATATGATATTCAACAATGGCAATTATTTCTAGCAAATGATCCTAGAGGAATTACATATATTAAACAATTATATGGCAATAACTATAATAAAAATATAGTTAAAGAAATTCGGGTTGAATTAAATAAACCAGAAAAAATACAAGATAATGTAAAAATAAATAGGTTAATAGAATCTTTACATGATCTTCAAAGGTATAATAATGATTTTTATGATTATTTATTATCATCTAATTATTGGGCAGATACATTTGCAATTAATATGTTACGTCAATTATTAAATACGCAATTTATTATATTTGATTCAAATAAAAATGAAATCAATTGTATATTAAATTTTGATGATAAAAAACATAAATATGATGGATATATTTTAATTTGGTGGACTAGTCCAACACATTATGAATTAATTGAATATGCTGATCCAGAAGATAAAAAACATGGTAGAGAAGGATATTTTACATTTGATTCATTACCAATGATTATTAAACAATTAATAAACCAATCAGCTATTAAAGAACCATATTGTAATAATGATATAAGATTTCCTTTAACTAACTAATCTTTAATCTTTAATATTTAAATATTTTTTAATAATAACACCTATTGTTCCACTCATTAATAAAAATGTGCCTGCAGTAAATGCTATTTGTTTATCTAATTCAGAAAATTCTTTTTTATTTCTAAATGGATTAAAACGATACATTAAAAATAAACTCACGTATATTTGTATATAACTATGAATACTTGTGACATATGGTGCAGTATTTGTTTTTGACAAACCTAATAAACTAACTATATATAATATATATGTTATAGTAGTTATTACAATAAATGCATTCATTTGAAATTTTTGAGAAAACATTCTTCTTATATTTATAAGTTATTTTATTGTTATTATTTCTTTAGTAATATTATGTGTAGTAATTTAGAAACAAATATGCAAATTATTGATACTAGTAATGAAAGAATATTTAATAGAAATTTATCATCACAACCATTACAACCTTACTTGAGTGTTCGACCAGTAATGACAAAATATTCTATATTACCTATTGTTGATCCTAGAGCACCAATTAGTGTTCCTTTAGAACAACAACCTACATATAATTCACATTATGTGTTTAATCCAGGAAATACAGTGAGTCCATGGTCAGGTTTTGCAACAAATATAAATCTAGAATCTGAATTAAGAAATCAAGTATATGCTTTACAAAAATGCAGTCAATCAGTATATGTTCCTTCATCTAGTAGTGATTTGTATCATTTTCAGTTTAAACCAAAAGAACATTCTCAAGTTCAACAACCATTTCCAAATTTATTTAAAAAAGAATTATATAGCGATTTTAATCCAAATAATGAAGAAATTGCTAAAGGTGCTTTTTATAATCATACTCGACAACAATTAAAAGGTTTATCGGAAAATCAATGTGATTAATTTAATGATAGTATTTATGGAGCAATTCCGCTTGCGGTCGGTAGAAGAACAATTGGAGCAACCAGAACAAAGCAACATGGAATCAAATATGAAAGTAAGTTTAGACCCAGTAATAGATCAACAATCAATAAAGATAATAACTAAAGAATTACTTTATTCAGATGAGGAAGAGGAAGAAGAAAAGGAGGAAGAAAAGGAGGAAGAAAAGGAGGAAGAAGAAGAAGAAATCATAATGGATCCTAAATCATTTGTTAAGAGAGAACATATATTTGACCCAACTTCTGAAATAACTTTAGAATGTTTAATGAATAAATCAACTTATTTAAAATATATGAAAAATCAAAATGTAGAAGAGAATAAAACTAAAACAAATTTAAAGAATCGCAAATTTTATAAAAAAAGGATATATGATTTAACAAAACAATTAATGCATAATGAACCTAGTCCTTCAACTGAAATATCAAAAACATTTGAAAATTATATTAATAGTTGTATAGGACATTTTCAAATATTAGATAAAACTGATATTTTACAAGAAGATTATGCTAATATTACTCAACAAAATGTAATAAATACTAAAATAGAATCAATTGAAGTAGCTAATAAATCAATGATGCGTTTTGTAAAAATGTATGAACCAAATTCTTTGGAAAAAATAATAAAAAGAACAGTTACAAAAATGGCAGCACCTGATCCAGTTTTACCAAAACAAAAAAATATTAATTTAAAGGATCCAATCTTAAGAAATAAAGGTATTTGTAAAAAGAATAATATATCTAATAAATATGAAGACAAGACGGATACAATACCGCCAAAATAAAAAGAACACAAAAAGAAAAAGAAAAATAAGAACAGGAGGCGGTAAAAGAAAAGTTAAAAAAAGTAATAAGCAAAAACAAAATAAACTAACAGAAATATCATTTAAAAATTTACAATGTAGTCCAAATCCAGAAAAAAAGAAAGATTATACGTGTTTAGATGATCCAAAATTATTAAAATTAAAAGAGTTATGGAATGCACGACATCCAGATGTTAAAATAGAAAGTAAAATGCCTAAAGAAATATGGAGTAAATTAAAAGAATATTTAAAAAGTATTTGTAATAAAGAGTCGTGTTGGTTAAAACAAAATTTTGTTGAAGGAAAATTAGATACAGAATTGCGTGATTCTTTTGCTCCCAAATCTCCAGCAGATTGGAAAAAAAATCCAAATGAATGGTTATCTAGTGTTGATATTTTAGATGTAATGAAACAATATGAAAAAGCATATAAATGCTTTGAATTTATGGGACCATCTCCTATAGATTTTGA